GTCGAGCGGATCCTCGCCCAGGGCGACTCGTACGCGATCGGGGCCGTCGAGTTCAAATACCGCGACATCCATCACGGGGACTGGCTGGCCCCTGCTCCAGCCGAGACGCTCACCTACTGGGTCGCCCCATGATCACGCTCACGAAGCGGCAGCTCGCCGTCCTGGTCCTGGCCGCGATCCTCGGCGGCTGGTGGATGGCGCTGCCGTCCGGCTCGATGCCGTCGCCGTTTGGTCCGCCGGCGAACGACCGGCCCGTCCTGCGGGCGATCGCCAGGATCGCGAAGAACTTCCTCTGGGTGGCCCTGCTCGCGGAAGGTCCGCCGGCCGAGCCCGAGCCCGCCCAGTACGTCCGGGCGCACGTCGGTGAGGACGGCTACCAGACGCTCGACCACGGGAGGGGCTGGTGAACACGCTCTGGCGCTGGCTCGTCGCCTTCCTGGTCTGGCTCTCGGCCGATCCCGTCGAGATCGACCTCGAGCACCCACGCGCGGCCGCGGCTGTCGCCGCCGCTCGGGCGAGCATGGCCCACGACATCGCGCCCGTCCCGCCGCCGCCGGGCCCGAAGCCGCCGGCCCCCGGCAAGTGCATCGACTGCAACGGGACCGGCTGGATCACTCACGGCGACGGCCACAAAACGCGCTGCCCGTGCGGGGCCGTTGGATGCCTGGACGGCAAGTGCCCGGCCCCCGCGCAGAAAAACGTCCTACGATAGAACGCGGCCAACTTCGCCGGTCTGGCAGTCGCTCATATCGTGCGGGTGGATTCATCACCACCACTCACGCACGGAAGCGAAACACATGCCCAGCGCCAAGCTCCAGCGCCTCCAGGACGAGGCCGCCACCATCACGACCGAGATCGAAAACCTCCGCGCTCTGACGCCCGCCGACGAGGCCGAGGCGAAGCAGATCGAGGAGCGGATGGCCGAGCGTTCGGCGCGGGCCGACGAGGTGACCAAGCTCGCGACCGCCGAGCGGGCCCTCGACGAGAAGCTCGCCGGGCTCCGGGCCGTGACGGCCACGAGCGACAGCGACAGCCGGGCCACGGTCGAGAAGGCCGAGAAGCGGAAGGGCCCCGCGATCCACGTCATGCCGGGCAAGTCGCTCCGCGGCTTCGGCTCGACCGAGGATGCGGTCCGGGCCGGCCGGTTCCTGCGGGCGATCGCTCGCGGTGACTTCGCCGAGGCCCGGGCGATGGGCGAGACCAGCCCGACCTACGACGGCGAAGGCGCGGAGCTCGTCTCCCCCGAGCTGTTCCGGGGCTATATCGACGTGCTGGGCTACCAGTCCGTCGGCGTGCAGCTCGCCCAGGTCTACACGACCTCGAGCCACACGCTCGAGATCCCGAAGATCGGCGAGATCGACGCCCAGTGGTTCGACGAACACGAGACCGTGACCGAGGACGAGGCCACGACCTCGAAGGTCACGATCGCCCTCCACAAGATGGGCCGTATCCTGTCCTTCTCGAACGAGCTCATCCAGGACGCGGCCGCGGTCGTGAACCTGGCCCAGCTCGCGGCCAACCGGTTCGGTCTCGCGATCGCGAAGAAGATCGACACCGTCTGGCTCCAGGGTGATGCCGACAAGAACATCGACGGCCTGGTCGACGAGATCCCGGGCGAGAACGAGGTCGAGGCCGGCGTCGACTTCGACGGTGCGGACCTCGCCTCGCTCGTCGGCAAGATCGACTCGCGGGCCATGAACACGGCCTGGGTCGTGAGCTCCGCCGGCTGGGAGCACCTGATGAAGTCCTCGGTCGTCTCGCAGTCGACGACCATCGGCGAGCGGGTCCTCCCGGTCGTGATGGGTGCCCCGGTCTACAAGTGCCTCGGCCTGCCGGCCGGGACGCTCGGCCTGTACGGTGACTTCTCGATGGCGACCGCCGTCGCGGTGAAGTCGAACGGGCTGGTGATCTCGGCCTCCGAGCACGCCGGCTTCGAGAACGACGCGGTGAAGTTCCGCGGCCTGCAGCGGGTCGGCATCTCGAATCACGACGCCTCGTTCGTGGCGAAGCTGGTCGAGGCTGGTAGCTGAACCTGATCTCGCCCCCACGCAGAACGCCCGGCGGGGGCAAGGATGCCTCCGCCGGGCTGTTGCGTTTTAGGAGGACACCGTGGCCGAGCTGCACTCGATCCGACTGATCAAGGCCTACCGCGGCTACCGGGCCGGGACCGTGATCCGGGCAACGCCTGGACTGGCGGACCACCTGGTCGAGACTGGGGCCGGCGTTCGCGATTCGCAAACCATGCTCCAGGCGGAGCGGCCTGAGCGTGCCGTGGCCGGCCAGTCAGTCGAGAGAAGGGTGGCGTCCTAATGGCACTTAAGCGACGGCTACTCGGCTCCCAGTACCGGTTCCTCCAGTTCACGGCGGACTCTCTTGTTCACGTCGCGACGATCACGTTCAAGGCCGGCGAGCAGGCCCCGGATGGGACGCTCTACGGCCTGGCGACGCGCGTCGGGGCGTCGACCGGGTCCGGCGGATCTGGCGACGAGATCGAGCTAATCGTGACCGACATCACGACGGACGGGCCGGTGACGATTGAGGCGATTCTGGATCCTGCGGACTTTGCGACGGACGGCGACCCGTCCGTCTGGCAGTTCGAAATCGGCTTTAGCGATTCGGAAGGTTTCGGCAGCGTCGCCGTCGACTGGCAAGTTCTGGTCGGCGGGATCTGGTATCGCACCTCCCAGGACGCGTACCTGTCTCGGACTGTGATCGCATCGACTACCATCGAGGAGGCCGGCTCGTCATGAAGCCGAACACCGTCCGCGTCGTGACCTGGCCCGAGGCCGAGCCGGTGACGCTCACCGAGGCGAAGCTCCAGCTCGGGATGACCGAGTCCTTCGACGAGTTTGACTCGCTGATCTCCGACAAGATCGCGGCCGGCCGCCGCTACATCGAGAAGCGGCTCGGCCAGACGCTGGTCGCCACCGAGTACCGGGCGACCTGGCCCGACGTGCCGACGACCGGGATCCTGACGATCCCGAACCCGCCACTCCTGACCGGCTCGACGTACGCCCTGACGGTGACCGTCGACGGCGAGGAGCTCGCCGAGGAGGACCTCGAGGTCGACGCCGACGCGATGCCGGCGACGGTGACGCTGGGCGTCGGCATGTCGGGGAAGGTCGTCGTCACCTACTGGGCCGGCGTCGAGCCGGGCGACCAGATCGAGCCGAACGTGAAGGCCGCGCTCCTGATGTTCGTCGAGCACACGTTCAAGAACCGGGGCATCATCGCCGAGGACGGCTCGGCCGAGCTGCCCCAGGCCTTCGAGGCCCTGCTCGCGTCCGCCAGCCACTCGGGGGCCTGGTGACATGGGCGTCCTGCCGTCAGGGATCCTCCGGGAGTTCTTCGCGATCGAGTCTCCGACCGAGACGCGAAACGCCGTCGGCGAGATGGTCCAGGAGTGGGACGAGGTCGGCCGGGTCTTCGGATCCTATGAGGCCCTGTCCTACGTCGAGCAGGCCCGCCGCGGCCAGGTCGGCGGCAGCACCTCGGCCACGGTGCGGATCCGCTACTACGAGGGCCTGCAGGCGAACTGGCGGCTCCGCTGGCTCTCGCGCGGGGATCGCCTGCTCTACATCTCGGGCGTCGTCGAGCAGGGCCACCGCGAGGCGATGGAGTTGTCGGTCGAGGAGGTCGCGGCATGATCTCCGTCAACTGGGCGAAGCTGCTCGGCGAGTTCGGCGATCTCGCGAAGGCCTACGAATCGCTCCCGGCTCACATCGCGAAGAAGCACCTCCTCGCGTCGATGCGGCGAGCGATCAAGGAGAGCGGCGGCGTCCAGAAGCTGCGAGCGAACACGCCGCCCGTGAACACGCGGCGAGGCCGTCGCAAGAAGGGCGAAAAGCGTTCTACCGGCGAGCTGCGGAGGAGCGTCACGACGAAGGCTCGCTGGATCGGGAACAACAAGAACGGCGCGGCGGTCGCGGGCCTGGGCTACAAGTACGGCATGGCAAGCCGGAAGGCCATCTGGCACGAGTTCGGGACGACCCGGATGAAGGGCGTCGCGATGATGCAGCGGACTTTCGACTCGATCAAAGACCAGGTCGCGGCCCGCCTGTCCGTCGAGCTGCGGGACGCGCTCGAAGCCGCGGCCAGTGAGGTCGGCGGCGGAAAAAACCAGGGCTACAAGGGATAAACCATGCCATCCGGCTCCGACGACCTGATCCAGTCCTGGCTCCGCTCGACGCTCGAGGAGGCGACCGGCTGCGACGCCTGGCCGCTGATCGGGCCGGCCTCGGACCCGCCCTACGTCATGTTCGCCCAGGCCGGCCAGGCCGACGAGGACACGCTCGACGACGATGGCGAGACGATCACGACCGGGACCTTCACGATCGAGGTCTACGGGGCGGGATATGCCGGGACGCACGAGATGGCCCGGAACGTCCGCCAGGCCCTGCGAAACTTCGCCGGTTCGTCGGGCGACCTGACAATCGTCCGCGTCCTGGTGACGGACTCGAAAGACTCCGACCCGGTCTTCGAGGACGGCCAGAACAAGCCGATCGCCTACGTCGTCGAGATCACCGTCGCCGTCTCCTGGATGGAGTGAACAATGGCCGTTCTGTCTTCTCTCCCGAGCCCGGGCCCGACGCTGCCCGCCGGATGCACGAACGTCAAGGTGAAGACCTCGGCGGCCGACCCGTCGAGCTCCTCGAATAAGGTCGACGTGACCACGCTCACCGACGAGGCCCGCGTCTACGCCGACGCCCCGCTCGTCGACGTTGGTGCTGGGGCGGACGAGACCGGCGTGACTCAAACTGTGACGTGCAGCTTCTTCGGCGTCGCGCCCGAGCCGTCGGCCCCTGGCTCGACTGGCTGGGTCTGCACCGAGGTCGAGACCGAGTACGCGGTCGGCGACTTCGTGAAGGGCACCGCGACCTACGTCTTCAAGCCCGCCGAGGAGGAGTGATCCATGCCAACCGCAGCAAACGGCGCAGCCCCTGAGATGCCGGTCGGAGCCTTGACGAACGTCAAAGTGAAGAAGACCGGATCCGATCCGACGAGCTCGTCGAATCGGCTCGACGCCTCGACGCTCGACCTGGCGGCGGGATCCAACCGCGTCTACGTCG